GAAACGTTCCGCCAGTCCGGGCGTGAATAGCGGCCTGTATTCGCGGGTCAGAACTACCTACTACTGGACCAATTAACGTAGTCTGTAAAGGTTCATCATCCCCATGATACAAGTAGAGCATATACAAGCTTCCACGACGTACCAAACTGTACGCATACTCAGAATCTATTGCTGTCGGTGCAGTCTGCACACTAGCATTAACTACTTCTGTGCCAACGCCCCAACCATTCCCTTCGAAATGGCACGTATTGCGGAGTAAACCCGCTTGTTCACGCTGCGTATTACGGACGAACCCTGCTTCGGAGAGCTGTGAGAACGGAACCGTACTCTCAGATGAAATAACATTTAAGCCGGCACTTAGTGGTATATCGAACTGCTGTGCTTCCATAAAAACTCCTATTGTATATCAGTATCTATAGCAAGGTTGACTTGTCCCGTTGCAACGTTGTCTATAAAAGCATCCACAAAGAAAAGATGTATCGTACCTGGAAGTTCTATTCCGTTAGAACTAAACTTCAACGCTGCGGCCATAACTTGAAGTAGAAGCTCATTACGATCCACATACGGCGGGATAGTATCAAATGTTTTACGGCCAGCTATAACGTCTATTGTCAATCGTGCAAGCAATGCTTTCAAATCATCTACTACCTCACCAGTAGCTGCGGCCATGCTGTTAAGCGGGTCGTGCGCGCTAACTACCTTCAAATCAATGTAACCGTTCTGAAGCAACGCCTTAATGGCTACCCATTCTTCTTTACCAGGTGTATTAATGCAGCAATACTCCACGTAATGCTCAAAACACTGCTTCATAAACTGCCCTAGCCCTTGCAACTGAGCTTCATACACATTATCGTGCAGTTGGTCAAGTGCAATTACCGCAGCTGCACTTTTAATGCTATCTGAGCTAAACGACATGTTTTGAATACCTGCAAGCTCAAGCATCTGCGTTTTACGAGAATCGATTGCAGCTGTAAGCGTCGGGTCTAAAGGTGTCGGCTGTACTACAGTGACTAAATCCGCAGCTTTGCGTGTACTATCTACTGTATAGTATTCGCCCGTTCCGTTAGATACAGAATTCGCAAACAAGTCAACAGAGCTGTCAAAGATAGGTATAGGGCCTTTGTACAGGCGGATGAGCTGTTGTATTTTAGCTGCAATTCTGTCTATCTCACGTTGAATAGGATATAGCGTATCGAACAATGAAGTAGTGCATCCGCTAGAAAAACCAATGTCCCATCGGAACGTACTTACAAGAACATTCGGATATTCGTAGTCACGTTCGTACACAATGTAGTTATCAACAACAGCATACATCTTGTGCGCACAAGCATCTACAAACAACGTAAACTCCAAACTATCCTCAGTAACACACCGCTGCTGTAAATAGCGCATACATTCTGGTGTCATGTCTGGTAAAATAGCCGCTATCCACGTAAGCGGCGTATTTGTATTTCGATACAACATATACTGCACCAAATCGTGTGACAGCTCATCTTCATAAATTGTTACCTCGTAGTCAGTAGCTGCAACATGCTTTCCAGTTGTAGGCATCAGAAACGCGTAGCTAAATCCTAAAATAGCTGCGTCATGAAAAGCGCTACGTGCCATACTAGACATTTCATCGTTGTTTGCAAACTTTCGCAAAATACGAGAGGCCTCATCTTTATAAACCAAATATTGGACAGACGGTATCTCCGCAGAAAGTAACGGGTCAATTCGAATGCCTCCCATTCGCGCCGTTACATAATCCACAATTTGTTTCAAATAGTTTATAGATTCACCATTACCCGTGTCTGCACGTTCCTGGTTCATTCGCGTGAACTGCGGCGCCATGTGATTCGAATGTAGCCCATGATGCCGTAATTCAAACGACTTGTTATAAAACGCGCATACCTTCAGTGTATTCTTCGTAAACTTATTCTGCCAAATCTGCTCTAATCGCTGATAATGACGATACGATTCTAGTGGCATGTCGCTAAGTGTGTGTTTGCCCTGAAGCTCCGGTTGGTTTCGGTCATCTTCAAAGCCAGGTGCGACGTATCCTGTGACGGGGTCCTGTCCGTACTTCATTCGCCATTACCTCCATAAATAATGCGGTCATCGAGACGTTGCAGAATTGGGTCAGGGTCTTTGAATGTGCCGCAATCCTTAATAATGATTTTCGCGCCATCCCGCCTTTCCAACACTACGCTCGTGTTCTTACCAGTTGCACGTGTCGTACGTGCAACCAAGTATGAAAGATACTCTGTTGACCAAATCTGCTTTTGAAGAATGCGCTGTGCTTTTCTAGCGAGCGCCCATTCGTACAATATATTAAAAACACGAGACACTATGCCTGGTGCTCTCTTATCTTTAGGTATCTCACGCAACTTACGTCTTGCATCACCCATCTTTTTCATTTCCAACTCCTCTAAAACGAACGGAATATATCAGCTGTATATGTAGGTGAAACATACATCTCTTCCCACGCCTTCTTAAAGTAATCAAGAAGCTTATCATTATACTGCGTTCCTGGGCGCAGTATAGTTTTCATGCAAACATCGGAGTCTCGGATGCCTAAAAGTGTAGCTGCACTCTTACTCAAATCCTTATTCCAACCCTTGCGTGCACTTCCAAGTAATGCTGCCAACTGCTCTCCATCATCCGTAAGCCTCAACGTCTTACCACGATTGATAAACTGCTCCGCCAATTCGCGAGGCAACTGAAGAACATTATGAGCATCAGGTGCAAGACGTGTAGCATAATCTAAGAGCCCTTTACGTGCGTTTTCAAGGAACGTATCAGCCTGTTTAAGACTTTTTGCGTCAGCATCATCCACCTTCAAAAACTTACCGATGTCCTTATCCGTAGCAATTGCATAAATATCCGGAATAGATGCAGTCATCGCTCTTGGTTGTCGCGACAATCCTTTTTCAGCATTGTAGCCTGTGCGAGAAGCCGCTGTCTTTATATCCAGAGGTGTTCCCTCGCTCTTCCAGCGTTTCCCATCGTCAGCTGTAAATGTACCACGTGCAAAGCCAAGTTTTGGAAGGAGCTGCGACTGCATAAGATACTCCGAGAAAGCTCGCCAATCCTTAGGTACATCTTTCATATCCTTACTGTCACGAGCAGCTTCTAGATAAGTACTGAGCAGAAAATTCATAACTGCATCTCGCGGTGCATAAGAACGCATGTTCTCATTACCACGGCCTATTAATACATTTGGATTGAGTTGCCGAGCTGTTTCATCAGGTATGAAGGTATGTGCATACGGTTCCGAAAGCATGAACATCTGTGGAGAGATAACAAGGTTGCTGTCTGTAACAGCTTTCAAATTCCGTACCTTGTCTTCCGCATCCTTTACTTCTTTCGCATGTTCTTCCGGAGAAACTTTACCTGCTGCCTCCGCCGCGCGACGTTCACGATATTTCGTCAACTTGTCCTGTCCAAAAATATCTGTAAGCCCGGTTGTATCTGCATCGGCCATAAACAAAGCGCCCGCACCACCTCTGCCTCCTTCCTGATTCAGTCGGGAGTTGTCACGAATAATTTTCTGTGTATCGCGCAAACCACGTACCTCGTGCATATGGCGCAACGGTGAATCATCATCCTGCTCATCTGCACTCCAAGAAACAAGGCCTACAAGAGGATGTTTCCCCTCAGGTGCCTTTTTATCAAACTCTGCAAACGTCATCATTCCTCCTATAGCATTACATTACAAGCTGCGTACCGTAACGCCGGCAGCGCATCCGGATGAAACGCTCTATGGTCGACTTCATTATATATCTCGCCCTTATCACCACGTAGCAAAATAGTTTGCTCACATTCCTTAGCGCACAAACCATTCGCAGGTAGTAAAAGAGCTCCTGTACGTAACGCATCACGAATCTTATCGTACATAAGTGTTCTGTCTGTCTTATGCGCGTTCTCAATCAAAATGCCCAATGAAGGGTCTTCCGGAAGTGTAACATCGAAACGCAATTCGTCACTAACGTGCTGGTCGGAATCATCTGCGTTCCAGAAGATACGCTTATTAGCTTCTTTCGGAGTCATATCAGGGAACATGTGAATACTGCGGGACCAAACTTCAGTAACCTTACGCTTCAAGTACGACAACTGGGACTCTTCAATCTCACGTTCCTTCAAGCTCAAACGGTTAAACTTCTCCTCATAGAAAACGAAACCGGACTCTTCAGCATCATTCCACGCGAGTGCAACAATCGCATCATTGTCGCTAACGCCATAGTCCAATCCGATAAGTATTCTATCCCAGTGCAGTAAAGGCAGTTCCTGCGGCTGATAGGTGTGAAACTCTGGATAAAGCAGCAAGCCATCCTCGTATACCCACTCGCCGAAATACTCACGGCGTGCGAACGGAGAGTCTATTGTAAGGCCCTTCTCTGCGAGGACGCGCTTAATATACTCCTCACGTGCTTCAACGGAAACAGGATGTGGATTATCGCGCCATGTCCAAGAGAACTTTTTACATTTCCAATTATTCCAAGCTGCCTCGCCATATGTTCCACGAACTGGCGGTGGAGTTCCGGCACAGATGAATTTATAGCTATCGGCATAATCCATCTGCATTGGCTCCAAGACTTCTCTCTGCAAATAGCCAAGCAACTCACTACGAAGGTGGAAAAATTCGTCGATAACAATTACCTTAGCTCCCTTACCACGAATCTGGTCAGGGTCTTTCGTATTGCTAAGACCACGTACCAGGATTGTAGAGCCGTTACCTAAATGTCTCCAATCAAGAGGTCCGCCATTTTCATTGCGTAAACCTAACTGCCGAACAAACTGCTGCATCTTCTCATCAACAAGCTGCTCAGACAACTCCATGGTCTCACCAACATAAATAACGGTGCAACCAGGTGTGCGCAAAGCTTCCATAAGTAAAATGCCACAAAGCAACAATGTCTTACCGGCGCGTCGCGTGCAGCATATCAAAAAGGTACCATTTCCACTCTCCAATACTTCCTGCTGCTTGTCGAACATCATGTTCATAATAAGGTACAGGTTCAAATGGTTGTCATACGTCATGGCAGCTTTAATAGAAATAGCTGGGCGGCCAGTAACGCGGTCTACAAAGTACTGTTGGTTCGGTACACTGCCATTTGAAATGGCTGCATGATACATAGAATTGATAATTCCCTGTGCTCGCGTAGGTGCCGAAGCAGATGCCAACTGCCTAACAAGCTTCAGGTCCTTTTCATTCTTGTTTAACATAACCTCCAACAGCTTCGTCTGATTCTTAGAAACAGTCAGAACCTTATCATTATCTAATGTAATCGTACCAGTAATGGCAGCTGTTGCAGCTATGCCAAGCCACAGTGCATTATACTCTTCCTGGTACGCCACAGCCTCTGCCGGGTACTCTGCAATGTATGCTTCAAGAGTCTTGCCGCGTGCTCCAGCTACCCTCAAAAGCGGCACAGCTGGGC